GTAGCAACTACTGAGAGGGATATAAAAGTAATTCTAACTCTTGATTCAGAAGAAGCTATATATCTCAGAGATTTACTTCAAAATGGTAGGGAAGGTATAACTGAAATGCCAAATGAGTATGATAAAAGATCAGCTATCTTCATAGCTATAGTAGAAGCTCTAAGAATGGAGGAGATTTCTTAATGGCCATCCGCTCTGGAATCCAACTAGCTATGCCCTTTGAAGAACGTCGCATCCTTAACAATGGACGCTTCCAAACAAGATGGACTCCTCCCTACATTGTTCAACCTAAATTGAATGGTGAGAGGTGTAGGATGCTAGTGGAAGATGGCCGGTGCCTTCTCCTCTCAAGTAGCGAAGATATAATCCCCGCAGTACCTCATATAAATCAGGCTGGCCTCTCTCTGCCCAACGGAGAGTACGATGGTGAACTCTATGTTCATGGTATGAGTTGGGCTGAAATCCACTCAATCGTAAGCAGAGAGACTAACATCCATCCTGATAATGGTAAGATGGAACTTCACCTTTTCGACGAAGTAAACAATGGCCCTCAATGGTATCGCCTACAGTGTTTGAATGCTAAACTCCTTGCATTAGGAGATGGCCCTATCAAAAGAGTACCCCTAAACGTGGCTGGCAATCTCTCTGATCTCTACCAACTCTATGATAAGTATATAGAGATGGGCTATGAAGGATTCATAGTACGAGAAATGAACTCCCTCTATGAGCGCAAGCGAGTAGGTGGGATGATGAAGTTCAAACCTAAGAAAACAGATCACTATGAGATAGTAGGAATCTATGAAGCCATCTCCGAGGATGGAAAGCCTTTGGATATGGTTGGCGGATTTAACTGTAAGGATTCCGAAGGCACTCCATTTTCTGTAGGTGCAGGTAAAATGACTCATGATCAAAGGAAAGCTATTTGGTCTTTATGGTTAAAGTATGGGTATGTAGGTGACTATCTTGAGATCGAATACCAGACTATGTCCGACAAGAATAGAGTCCCTCTCTTCAGTCGTGCAGTAAGGATTGTAGACTCAAAGCCTGAATGTGGAGATGAGTAACAGCCTATTGCTATCGTGATTAAATCAACATAGGAATATCATTATGCATATATACATTCGTATATGTCCAAAGTGTGGTAGTATTAATCTAAAAGATATAGACACTGATGATTGTGAAACTACCAAATGTATAGACTGTGGTTGGATAGTAGGTAACTGATATGCCTATACCCCTAGTACTAATTGAAGGCACCACTTACACACGAATCTTGTATAAGGTAATTACTAATGTAATAGAAGTCTCCATCAAGCTCTCGCCTGCTGACTTGGAAGACTTCAGACTCTACCCTAAAGCATTCATCGAGGCTAACAATGTCAAGGATTAAAAGAGTACCTTCATGGTTGCAACTAAGGAACTTCACATTGCAGGGTAGACTTAAGTCCATACAGTTCAACATCTCCTGCCTGATCCTTAAGTACTCTAAGATCCATCTTGCAGCTATTGAAGTGGAACAGTTAGCCAACTGCCTCAGCATATTAAATAGCCTACTGGCCTCATATAATAAAAGGACAGGGGCTTTAGAGAAATCCTTAGATAAGGTGAAGTAATTATGGAAATAAGTAGCCTGCCACTCCCTATTCAGTACCATCCGAGCATGGATATCTTGGACTCCACTAAGATCCAATGCTATCAGGACTGCCCGAGAATGTTCTTCTATGAATATGTCCTGGGATGGCGATCCTCTTATCCCAACAACCATCTTCATTTTGGCAAAGCAGTACACATAGCTCTGGAGCATATCATCCTCCATGGGTATAGAGTCCCTGTAGTAATGGAAGCTCTTGAACTCTTCAACAATGAGTATAGAAGTGCATTCTCTGAATCAACTGATGAGATCTTCTCACCTAAGACTCCAGCCAGATTCTTTGATATGTTGATCCTCTATCTCAAACAGTACGCTGATGACCTCGAACGCTACAAGGTCTACAAGACTGAATTCGGTGGTACTATCCACTTAGGTCCAAAGCATAAGGTAGCCTTTAAGATGGACACCATCCTACAAGATCAACATAGTGGTAAGTACTGCTCACTTGAGCATAAGACCAAGGGTGGAAACTTCATCCCTGCATCTTACATCTATGAGCATATGATGGGAGTACAGTGTGGAACCTACACTCATGTACTGAATTGTCTCTTTCCGCCGGAGGAAGTAAGTGGGATCATCATCAACTGTCTCTGTTTCAAGAAGACTAAAGTCCCTGACTATATCCTCCAAAGGTTTGACATCAACTTCTCCAATGCCCAGATGTTTAACTGGATGGAGAATACTAAGCATTGGATAGATATGATCCATAAGGATTTTGCCCTACTTGCAGGTACAACAGTAGGTGCCGACAGAATGGATTGCTTCCCTCTTAATGGAAGAAACTGTTGTAATTGGGGTAGGACTTGTACCTATCTGGACTTGTGTAATAGTTGGAACAACCCTATCCAGAATCAAGATAGGCTCCCAGCTGATATGAAGGTTGAGTTCTGGAATCCGTTGGATGAGCCTTTGAGAGAAACTCTAACTTTATAGGAATTTTATGTCTAGAGAAATAGAAATGATAGGGAGAAAATTTGGTAAACTCACTGTAATATCTAGTGCTCCAAAAGTAGTAACAACTAGAAGTTATAAATATATGTGGAATTGTATCTGTAGTTGTGGATGTAAAACTATAGCAGAAGGTTATAATTTAAGATCTCACCATACTACTTCCTGTGGTTGTGGTAAAGATGGATCTTCAAAAGTAACTCATGGCCATAAAAGACAAAATAATATATCTCCTACATATTCTACATGGCGTAATATGTGGAATAGATGTACTAATCCAAATGTAGATAATTATATGTACTATGGAGGTAGAGGTATAACTATATGCGAACGATGGAAAGATTTTAAAAACTTTCTAGAAGATATGGGAGAACGTCCAGAAGGAATGTTTATAGATAGAAAAGATAATGATGGAGATTATTCTCCAGATAACTGTAAATGGTCTACTATGAAAGAACAGAATAATAACAAAAATCCTTATATAACTTTTAAAAGGTAATAGTATGACTCTCGAAATCCACGACAACCTTGAAGAGATGCTTAAGGAAGTAGAGAATGAATCTCCAATTCAACTTGAGCGTAAGGCTGAACTCACCCTTCTCTGCCTCCTAGAGGATATGCCACAGGAAGAAAGAATCCCCTTCTTGCAGGAGGCTGGCGTTCCACCAGATGATTTCTTTCGCATCTATAATAAGTGGGAACATGTGTTAATAAAGTATAGAGAAACTAAGGAGAAACAAAATGCCGGAAAGTAAACCAATTACAACACCTCTACCAAGCACTGTACCTATCGAAGCATCTGAGAATGCTGAGAATATGTACAAGGGCCAGAAGTCCATGCTCATCCTATGCATAGGTAAGAGCGGCCGTGGTAAATCCACAGCTATGCGTAACTTAGACCCTGAGAAAACCTTTCTCATAAATGTACTAGGAAAGCCTCTCCCTTTCCCGGCTGGCATTAGGTATGAAGAGAAAGTAAACATGTGTATCTCTAGTGACCCTGCTACCATCGCTCGTACGATGATGGAAGTATCTCGTAACCCCAAGTGGGAAAACCTTATCATAGATGATGGCCACTATGTTATGGCCACTGAGTTCATGAACAAGGCCCTTGAAAAAGGCTTTGATAAATTTACTTTGATGGCCAAGCACATCTTCGATATAGTAATTCTAGCCACTAAGCTCCGTCCAGGACTTAAGGTTTTCTTTCTAACTCATGAGGAGGACACCGGCACTGAAAGAAAGATGAAGACTCTTGGTAAACTATTGGACGACAAGGTAACTCTCGAAGGACTGAGTACCACAGTTCTATTTTCTGAGGTAGTGGCCGATGATACTAAGCGCTCCTACTATTTCACCACCCAGAGTGATGGCTACACAACTGCTAAGTCCCCATTCGATATGTTCCCCTATCGTATGGTTAATGATCTTGATGTAGTAGGAAAGAGGATAGATGAATACTACAAGGGAGTGGCCCTTAAGGATTCCAAGTTAAAGTTTATTGAATAGGAGAACCTATGACGCAAGAACCTAAGAAGTATTGTACTCCTGGAGCAGGGCCTGAAAGTATTTTAGATAATGTAAAACCTGCTACACCTATGGATGCTGAAGAAGGAACTACTGACGAAGCAGCTGGTGGAGTAGAAAGTATTTGTGAAACTAATCCCTCTTCCATAGGGTGTAAGGTATTAGGTGAACAGTTCATCTACCACATCCAGGGCCTGATCAAAGATATTGAGGAAGTCAAACCTGCTGGTTATATCCTAGCCATTGGTAAGTTGAAAGGTGCTATTATTAAACTTCAGGCTGGGGACTAATCCCTAACCTGTCAATGAGGGCACTTGCCCTAAATTAAACCATAAGGAGTTCTGTATGACTGAGTATGACGAGAGCATGGGTATGGAGATGGGCGATAGCATTCTCGATGTAAATACTGGGGATGCCATTGAGCCAGCAGCAGTGGAAGCTGGTGAGTACAAGGTAAGAATCACAGGATTTAAGAAGGGAAAGTCTGGCAATAATGAAGGTAAGATTGTCCAGACCAAAGAAGAGACTGGCAACAAGTACTTCATCGTTAACTTCGACATTCCTGAAGAGCCTGCATCCAAGGGGTTCAGTAAAATCTTTTCTGTACCTGTCGAAGGTATGGATGCCAAGCGTCTCAATGGAGTTAAGTGGGAACTGGAATGTCTGAAGCGTGCATTCAATCTTCCCGAGTTGAACTTCAATGAAATGGTAGGAAAGGAAGGCTATGCTTTGTTAAAGAAGACTTCTTCTGAACAGTATGGTGAGCAGAATGACATCGTTAAGTTCATCACTGGGGCGTAAGTAAATAAAGAGTTTAGCCTTAGAAATCATGGGGCCTGTAGGATGCGTGATAGCGATAGGATGCCCCTACCCAAACATCCGCTCTAAGGCTATTTGCTGTATTGATTAAATCCACATAGCAAAGGAGGGTGCCTTAAACAAGCACCCTTTAATTATGCCACCTGAAAAAGTAGATGACTTATACAAAAAGTATGACTGCTTGTGTCCCTTTTGTAGAAACTTCCATGAAGTGGAACTCTACTGGACTGGACACCTGCCCCCTCGCATCTACTGTAAGCCATGTAAAGCTGTAATCTCAGGAACTTTAAACGCCATAGGTACTACATCCATAGGGAGGATCATTACAAGTGGGCAAGGAAAGTACTCCGAATAGTGACTACAGGCCAAGGTTAGCTGCTGAGTTAACTCCTGAACAACACTCAAAGTTATTACAAATCCTCCCTCATGGAATGCAGAAGCCTCTCTTTCAGGCTTTGGTTTCTGGAGTCCTTGAGTTGTATGACAAAGGAGGATTGCCAGCCATAGGAGCTATCGTGACTGGACATATTAGTATTACCCAAATAGTTAGTATGGGATTCTCACGTTCGCGCAAGTCCCAGATAGTATTCTTGGAGGCTAAGTTGGAGGAATTAAGAAATGGCAACGATTGATTCTCTTGGCATTTCAATACTTGATATGGATCGTCAGGATTTATTTAACAAGATTAAGAAGATCAGAGAAGTAAGAAGGACTAGGCCAGCTGCAAGGAAAGCTGCACCTGCTAAAGTAAGCCGGGCTCCAAGTAAGAAGAAACCAAAACAGCAAGACCTCTTTGCCTTAGTACAAGGTATGACCTCAGCATCAAAAGCAGCACTAGCTGCAGAACTAATGAAGGACTTCAAAGGATGAATGCTACTAATACTCCTGAAATCCACATATCTAAAATTGAAATAGGTGAACGTTACCGTAAAGATTATGGAGACATAGCTCAACTAATGTTCTCCATTAAGAAAAATGGACTCATTACTCCTGTAGCAGTGGGAGTTGCAGATAAAGTTAAGATCAATAGGGAAACTGATCTCCCTTATATCCTACTGGCCGGTGGTCGTAGGATGAAAGCTCTTATGGAATTAGGTATAACCTCAATTCCTGTTCGCATTTACGACCAGGCAATCTCTGAGCTTGACTTTCGCTCTATTGAGCTAGCTGAGAACTTTGATCGTAAGAGTATGGAGTATGCTGAAGAAGTTTCTCTCATGCGTCAGATCAATAATCTTCAGATTGAAATCCACGGTGCTAAGATAGCGCGTAGTCAGAATGCTCCTGGATGGAGCCAAGCTGATACTGCCAAGTTAGTAAACAAAGATGCTTCAACTGTGGCTAA